GACAAGCTTCTTGGTATTATGTCAAAGACTGGTACGGACGCTCAGGAAAACATCTTCATGAAAAAGGTGGTTTCGATATACCGCTCGTATCCTTTTTTCTTCAAGCCCATTCAGGATGGAACCACAAATCCACGCATGGAGCTGGCATTCCGTGAACCCTCTAAGCGAATCACCAAAAAGAACAAGACATCACAGACGGGCGAAGCGCTAAACACAATTATAAACTGGAAGAATACCACCAACAACGCATATGACGGGGAAAAGCTTCACGTGCTGTACCTCGATGAGGCTGGAAAATGGGAAAAGCCTACGGACATCAGGGAAAGTTGGCGTATTCACCGTACCTGCCTTTTGGTTGGTAGGAAGATTGTAGGCAAGGCATTAGTGGGTAGTACCGTAAACCCATTGGATAAGGGTGGCCGTCAGTACCGCGACCTTTATTATTCTTCAGACCCCGGAGACCGAAATGAAAACGGAAGGACCAAAAGCGGTTTATATTCCATCTTTATCCCTGCATACGAGGCACTTGAGGGATTCTTTGATAAATACGGAAACCCCATTGTTGAAGACCCGGAAGAACCAGTTATTGGAGAGGCCGGGGATATTATAAGTGTTGGCGCTAAGACCTTCTTAAAGAACGAACGAAAAGCACTCATTGACGATAGCTACGAACTCAACGAGGTTATTCGTCAGTTTCCATTCGTAGAGGACGAGGCGTTTAGGGACTCAGCAAAAGCAAGCTTATTTAATATCGGAAAGATATATGAGCAGCTTCAGTACAATATGGACCTATTCCCCAACCCCGTTGTGATTGGGAATTTTGTCTGGGAAAATGGCATACAAGACACAAAGGTTGTTTTTAAGCCAGACGTCCACGGAAGATGGCGCGTATGCTGGATGCCACCAGATGAGCTCAAGAACAAAGAAGCTACATTTAATGGTAAGAAAGTGGCCCCAAATGAGTTTCTGGGCTGTGGGGGTGTTGACTCTTATGATATAGACGCTACGGTCGACGGACGCGGCTCTAAGGGTGCCTGCCACCTGTATAATAAGTTCAATATGGAGCATCCGAGCAATATGTTTGTTGCCGAGTATGCCTCCCGACCACCGCTCGCCAAGATATTCTATGAGGATGTTTTGATGGCTGCGGTATTCTATGGATACCCTATACTCATAGAGAATAACAAGTACGGAATCGCAAGGTACTTTGAATCAAGGGGTTACGATGGATACCTTATGGAGAGACCTGCACACCTCGGCTTAAATAATGGCTCCAAGACAAAAGGAATCCCCTCTAACTCTCAGGACGTCATTCAAGCGCATGCTCAAGCGGTTGAAGACTTTATCCATAACCACGTAGGAATGAATGAGGAAACTGCCCTGATGGGTAGGATGTACTTTGACAGAACGCTAGAGGACTGGATTAACTTTCGCATAGACGACCGTACAAAGTTTGACTTAACTATCAGCGCCGGATTAGCGCTCCTTGCCGCTCAGAAGGTAAAAAAGACAGTCAAGAAAAGCGATTTCAATGAGAAGGTCTTCTTCCGTCGCTTCAAAAGTGCGCGTGGTTAATATTTGTATATTTGCCAATATAATATAGATTGGCTAACAATATGGACTATAATGGGATAGCGACAAATGCAGAGTCTACCTTCCCTGACCCTTTATCAAGCCATGAAAAAAAGTCTTCTGATTCATACGGAATTAAGTATGCAAAGGCTATTTTTTCAGAGTGGGGTTCGTTAGATTCTGAGAGCTCTCTTTACCGAAGAAGGTTTAGAGAATTCGAGACCTCGCGGGACTATGCCAACGGCACTCAAGATACTAGCAAGTATAAAGAGCTGCTGTCGTCGTTGAACCCGAACAATGGGGATGGCTCATTGCTTAATATTGATTGGTCACCTGTTCCTATCATTCCTAAGTTTTTGAAGATTGTAGTAAATAAGATTCTTTCTTCATCACCATATCCTCAAGTAGAAGCTACAGACCCCCTTTCTAAGAATGAAAAAGACTTAGAGAAGAATAAGGTTCGAGTTCGTATCGAAAACAAAGACTTCATTGCTCAAGCGAAAGCGCTGGGTATTGAGGTTGATACAGACCCCGATAAGCTTCCACAGACCGAAGAGGAACTGGAGATTTTTCTAGAGACAAACATCAAGACCGACGCTGAGATTGCAGCACAGATTGCTACTCAGATGACCCTGTCTTGGAATGATTATGATGAGAAGGTCCACAGACGCTGTGTTGAGGACCTCGTCACCTGTGGCCTTGCTGTCGTAAAACGCAACAACGACCCGAACTACGGTATCGTAACCGAATATGTCGACCCCGCTAGATTTATTCACTCCTTCACTGAAGACCCGAACCTGTCAGATATCGTTTATGCGGGACACATTAAGCGAATGAGTATCGCTGAGCTCAAGCGTATTGCTGGCAATAAGTTCACCGAGGAGGAGTACGAAAGGATTGCCAAGGCAGTGCGCAACAAGTACTCAAACAACCCTAACCGCTTCAATGACTCGCGGTACGATTCCGGTTTAGACTCATATCATTACGGGTACGACGAATACACGATTGAAGTGCTTGATTTTGAATTCATGTCTGTTGATAGCATGATTTTTGAGAAGAAGCAGTCTCGTTACGGAAATGTTGGCTTCTACTATAAGGGGCAGATGTATAAGCCTCAGGCCAACAGCGTCTATGACCGTGAGCCCGTCTATATGTACAATGCTACGGTATACGGCGGCAAGTTTATCATCGGATGTGATAAGATTTTCGATTACGGACCCAAAAAGAACGTCCCAAAGAACATACACGACTTAACGAAGACTCGCCTCTCTTACAGCCCTATCGCTGTAAATATGAGACGCATGATTCCCAAGTCTTTGGTTTCTGGCGTCACTACGTTTGCTGACCAAATCCAAATCTCTCATCTCAAGATTCAGCAGGCGGTAGCAAAGGCAAAGCCTGATGGATTGGTGATTGACATTGAGGGCCTGGAGAACGTACAGCTCGGCATGGGCGGAGAGCTTCAACCTCTTGAAATTCAAGACATTTACGAACAAACTGGTGTATTCTACTACCGCTCTCGCAATCCAGAAGGCGGTTTCCAAAACCCTCCCGTCCGTGAGATTAATAATGCTATCCGTAACATTGAGCAGCTTATTGGTCACTACAACCACTACTTGAATATGATTCGGGACACTACCGGAATCAATGAAGTGATGGACGGCTCCTCCCCCAAGGGCGACCAGCTAGTTGGTGTTCGCCAGCAAGCGATGGCTGCGGGTAACAACGCTATCTATGACATCACCAATGCTTCTTTAGTATTGTACAGGAAGGTGTGTGAGGACGTAATTAAGTGCTTGCAGATTCTACCTCCGAAATCAATTATCTACCAAGCATACGAACGTGCCATTGGAAAGGCGAATATGGATGTTATAACATCCTTTAGAGACCTCCCCATGTATAATTTTGGGGTTCGTGTAATCAAGGAGATGAACGACAATGATAGAGCTTATTTGGAGCAAAACATCCAAATTGCCCTTGCTCAAAAAGAAATCGACCTTGAAGACGCTATCGCTATTCGCCAGTTAAAGGATATTGACCAGGCCGAACGCCTTTTGGTAATTCGCAGAAAGCAAAGAATTAAAAAGCAGCAAGAGCAGCAGTTGCAGAACATTCAGGCTCAGTCTGAAGCAAATCAGCAAGCCGCTCAGGTAGCCTCTCAGTCTAAGATGCAAGAGCAGCAGGTCTTGTCTCAGCTCGAGATGCAAAAGATTCAGTTTGAGGCGCAGCTAAAGGCTCAGATGTTAGAGCTAGAATACAAACTCAAATCAGACTTAGAGTCTATCAAGGGTCAGTATGATGTTTACTCCGCTCAGGCTTCCATTGATTCTTCAAAATCCCTTGAGGAAATGAAGGAGAACAGGAAGGACGATAGGGTTAAAAAGCAGGCCGTAGAGCAGAGCAAGCTTATTTCTCAGCGCCAAGGCGAACGGGGTGAACTACCTGAAGAGGAAGAAAAGGGCTTCTCAGAATTGCTTTCATAAAAGACATAAATTTGCAATATGGCTGTAACATCTATAAATCTAGACACATCACAAAGGGTTGATATCACTTGTAGAAAAGGTGACACATTCAGCCTTATTGTCACGTTCACTGAGGCGGACGGAAGTGCTCTTGACTTATCTTCCGGATATGCTTGGAAGATGGACGTAAAGGATACAGACACGTCTTCCTCAGATATTATTGCCGATGACTCTTTTTCGTATTCTGGCAATGCGTCTGGACAGCTAACCATAACCGCTCCTGCTGCGACTATGGCTGCCGTTACCTCGGGCACATATGTATACGACCTTCAAAGCTCCCTTACGGGAGTTGTAAAAACTTGGCTTTACGGAATTTTTAAAATTAACGAGGACATCTCAGAATGAGCAACATCAGCGTACAATCGGGCGATACTGTCAATGTTAGCGTTACTCAAACGTCAGTATCTGGTGTTTCTGTTGTAAAACAGCCAACAGGCTCTGTAGCTATTACTGGGGTCGTTGGTGGTGGCGGCGATGCGAATTACATTCATGAGCAGGGTAGTCCAGCCTCCATTTGGAATGTCCAACATAATCTGGGCAAGAAACCTTCTGTAACGGTTGTAAGCTCTACGGATGCTGTGGTATATGGCATTGTAGAATACATTGATAATAACAACGTAAAACTAACTTTTGAATCCGGGGCTTTTTCAGGCAAAGCCTACTTTAACTAATCTGCTATGGCTATAAAATTTTTATCGGCGATTGATTTAGGGGGCTTAGAGCTTGTCAATGCCAAACCGCAATTCGTTGTAGGTGCAAACCTTATTAACACGGGCACCCCCCAAGCTGGAGAGCTTCTTGCCTCTGCCCATGAGGGACGTATCGTTTATGACTCAACCGCTAACGTAGTTAAGTTTTCTGACGGTAGCACTTGGTTGGATGTCTCCGGAGACATTCGCTCTATCACGGCTGGTAGCGGTCTTACTGGCGATGCTACCTCTGGAGATGTAACCCTTGCTGTAGGTGCTGGAACGGGTATTACGGTTAACGCCAACGATGTAGCCCTTGACACTACCCACACTAGAAACGTAGCACACGACAGTGTCACCCTTACGGCAGGTGCTGGTTTGACAGGTGGTGGTGCTATTGACACTTCTCGCACGTTTGCTGTAGGTGCCGGTACGGGTATCACGGTAAATGCCGATGATATAGAGCTTACGAACTCTGGCAACTTGACTCAGTACAAGTTGTTGATGTGGGGTGCCAGCCAACTTGAGCAACCAGACATTACACGCACGGTAGACTTAAGCAATAATGAGACTATTACGTTTGGTGGTGCTGCGGTTGTTATTGCTGGTAACCTTACTGTAAATGGTACTACTACTAGCGTAAACTCTAACGAGGTAAACATCGGTGATTCCATCATCAAGTTGAACTCTGACGAGACTGCATCGGCTACACAAGATGCTGGTTTTGAAGTTGAGCGTGGTACGGACGCTAACGTGTCCTTCATCTGGAATGAAACCAATGATTACTTCTCTACCGTTAACCAAAAGCTCCATATCGGTACTGTAGACACGATGACCCCTGCTGGTGATGACTTCTTCTATATGTATGAAAATGCAACGGGAGAGACTGGCATTATCAAGAAGGCTAACGTAAATACTGTTGCTGACCTTATGGGTGCAGCCAAGTGGTTTACGCTTGACCCAACGCAGGATTCCGTTAGCAAGACGGGTAACGCTTATACGATTACTCACGACTACAACACGCAGAAGATTATGGTTCAGATTGTAGACTCTTCTACATTTGAAACTGTAAACGTGGATGTGACTAGACCTACTACTAGCACGGTTAAAGTTACCTTCGGTAACACGGTTACTGATGGTGATTATATCGCTATCCTAAACGCTGCCAAGTTGAATGGTGATACGCTTGCCTATGAAGGCTTGAGCCAATCGCCTTGATATAGTTAATACCACTACATATGGAGGGGGCGGGCTAATACCTAGCCCCCTCTTTTTTTGTATTTTTGACAATCAGTAGATTAGTAAGATATGTCTCAAAAGTTTTTAAGCTCAGTAGCGTTAACGGGAATCAGTAACGGTTCCATTTTGAAAGTCAATTCAAGCGGTGAAATTGTCGCTGCCGTAGATGGAACGGATTACAATACTGGCTCCAGCCAATGGACCACTACCGGTAATGATATCTATTACAATACAGGGAATGTAGGTATCGGAGAGACATCTCCCGATGGGCTCCTCCACATCAAAGGTTCTGCTCAGGCTACTGAATTCTACATTGAGTCTAGTACTGGAACCGCTTCCACCTCTGGTGCTATCAAGATTGCACAAAACAACCGCAGCGCAGAAGG